AAAAGAAATTAATGAAGCCCGGAGTCCGGCCTAATAGAAGAAGGCTTCAGAATTTCAGAGTTCGCGATAAAGATGCTGATGTATTTCCTTTCACAGCAAAACAGACACTCATATCGTTCTTATATTCGAACACCTTTACATCTCCACCACAAGTCAAATCAAACTTCACTGGATTACCCTTATACAAATGCTTGTATAATTCCATAAGTCCACCATATTTCTTTGCAGCATGATCAATAGATCTACGTGGAATACCCTTCATGCGCACATGAAAACCTGTTAAAATATTACCATCAGAATCTTCACCCACTAATTCGTCGATATAACATTTCTTTCCAAGTATAATTGCGTTTTTAGAGACAATAGTCGATGTAATAGCACCCTTTAAGTCAAAATCCACATGAAATTGTCCCATCATACCACCAATCAATTGACTATCATATTTTTCCAGGAATTTACTTGATAATATGTTAACATCATCGTCATTGATATGCATACTATCGGTATCTTGATAGAAAATATTTAATTTAAGGTCCTCAGCGAGACAAATCACCTCATTCATGATCCGCTTAGACATAGACAAAATCTCACAACCAACATGTGCATAATTAAAATGTTTATTTATCGCTTTATTGGTCTTGATTATGTATTTATTATTGGCTATACATTGTACTGATTTAATAAGATTGTAATGGTTGGATATATATTTATCGCAATCTACCTTGTTATTGAACACTTTAATATCAGTATCAACCGGTTTTAATATACTCTTACCATAAGAACTGTTCATAAGTAATTTATATATCAATTGTATTGGATTCTTTTCCTTTTTGGCTACTAATCGCTGCTCAAATAAATACTGAATAACACTTTTTAAGGTATCATTTCTACCCTCATCATAGTAATAACCTTCTATGATATCAAAGTCGACATGTTGAAATTCGATTAAATCTTCCAAGGCGACTCTATCAACATATAATTCTCTATTTACCATCTTATTAGTAAAACATCTTACACCATCCTTCTTATAATAAGACATAAGTGGAAAATCTCTATGTTTACCCACATTAGTTATCTTAATTTTAACGAAATAACCATCACACTCTTGTAAGAAGCCATATGACTTATCTTCGATCACTTTAGGTTTACCTTGTAATACACCATCCATTCTGTACATAGCACTAGGATAAAGACTAACTGCATCAAAATCGGCACCAGTCCAGTCATTTAATTTATATTTCTTGTTATTCTTACACATAGTACGACCACCAACAACACATCTTTGGATAAATTCTCTCACAACACCACTTAAAGCATAAGCGCCATTATACACACCTTCCTTCTTCAAATAAGCATCAGCAACTGAAGCCAATGATACATAATTATCAATATCTAAACCAGTAGCACTATACATATCATCGCGAAATTTTATATAACCATTAGCCAACACGATACAATCTAACTCACAGTACTTTGCGCTATAACTTTTTATCGAGAACATATCACCAGTCAAGAGGTTCCATTGTTTGACATTATTTAAGAACGATGTATACTTTTCGGTATCATTCTTGTAGAATTTCTTCACTAAATGTATCGACATCAATGCATTCACAGTATTACTATTTACCAAATCATATGGCATAACCTCTTTAGCCACATCCAAATTAAACATAGCCCCAAAACATGATAATGGTGCTGTAATGAACTTATACGAATCTTTGATGATGATTTTCTTACCTTTATATAATCCAACAGCCTTGAACAGACTACGACCCTTTGGAAGGTATGAGGATATCTTTAAGTATTTATAAAGGAATCTGAAATCATATCCAGCATTATGTGCTAATAATAAGCAATTTCCATCTAAATTATCTAACATCTGTTTACCGCAATCTACACCATAAAATGTAGTCGATTTCTTGGACACCTCATCATAATATGAACATACATAAGGAATATGTACCTGATTATCATCACCACCATATGTCTCGAAATCAAAGAACACTTTTTTATAAGTCTCAACCGGATTAGAATCGTTATCATATACAGTATAATATCCATCACTTGTATAATTAACAGTCTCTTTATAGGTGTTTTTAACAGCAACACAATCATCACTATAATCCAAAGATGTAAATTCTTTATTTTTTATCTCAGTATATAAAGGTGACTTGTATAATTCCTCACACCTACTAATGGGTGTTATGATACTTTTATTATTCAATATTTCCTTCATTAACTTGTAAGAGTCCATATAACGATCATAACGATACTTTGGCTTATTATTCTTGATAAGTTCAACACTATTCCAGTTATCTAACATACAAATCTTATCATAATTTTTAACAGAGAACGATGTGTATTCTGTAATTTTATCGTAAACGAAATAATGATTGTCCACCAAACATATCTCATACACATTAACACTTTTACCATATTTAATACATCTTTTATGATCTTTGACCTTGTACAACTTAATACAAATATCAAGATGATTACATACAGATTTTATCTTACTAAGTGGAATCGAGATACCTGTGATCAAATGTGTTAATTGATTGAGTTTATCGAAAGGTAACCCAGCATTACGTAATGCTTCATAAAAACAGTTATTCTTGTAGTTCTTATGGTCGAATGTTGAATAGATACCATATCGTGGCACCTCAAACTTGCATAAATATTTAAAGAAGGCACCTGAATCATCTTGATAATGACCTACCTCTTGTACCTCTCTGATATCGAAGGTATTTACATTGAACAAAGCAGCCACAAAAGATATGTCTGAGCCCCTCGCTTGTGAATCGTCCTCGATAGCACCTCTTTCGATATAATCTGATATAGCGAGCACATTATCCAAGTTAAGTGTGTATAACATATCGTTCACCCTTATAAGGTATTGTTTATTTGGCATTGCCTCCAAGATCGCCATAAATGTTGATATGATATCACCATCAGCATCGATTGGTATATTCTCCAAAGTTGATATCTCACCTGTCTTTAATTTCTGTAAATCTGATATGTATCTGTCTCTAACAAGACGTTTTTCCACCAGTTGTGTAATTCGATGTAAGATGTCGGCATAAGTTGTCGGCATTGCTATCGTCGGTGCTGGAGGTGCCTCCGGAATGAACGTATATTCTTCCAATAAGTCAACCAGTGTTTGCTTGCTGAGTCGCATCAATTTCCAAGGTGCTCTTGTGTCGTATTTTACTAATTCTACTACTAATTCTTTCTTTGTCATCGATAATATTGAGTTTGTGATTTCGGACATTTTATATTCTACCAACAGAAATTAATTATTCATTTTCCGACGCATCGACGGCGATTATCAAAAAGTCAGATTCCATAAAATGTTAAAATAGTCAGATCTTAAATAATATTGTATAAGTATATTATTAAAAATTAGTTGTCTTTAGTATAGTGCCGTTTTCGATCACAATAATACGCGATCCATGTAAAATTTGGCTCGACTTATATAATTTGCGATTATCAGCCTTGAGAATTTCACACATAGATGGTCTGTTAAAACCAATGTCATTACAAAAAGAAGTAATAGATCGGTACTGTTTTGCTTCAATTACTAAGCCCATATCGTTCAATCGTTGGTAAATTATTGATTTCATGAGGTATATATAGACAAGATGAAATTAATTTTATAAAATGACGCTATCAACCGCGACGGCAACGTCACTTTCAACGACGACATCCACTGATGCCATGAATTTTATATGTTTTTTGGTCTTAATATGATGGCGAAGATTGTATTTTAACATAGTAGAACCACACTCACATTGATATATTTCCTTATTCTCCATAATCTTATCACGAGATATTTTGGATCGTGATTTATAGTAATCCTTATTATCCTGGTAGTGTTGTTTTCTGTAAGCGATGACTGTCTCTTGATTATTCTCACGATATGTTTTTTGATAAGCATTGTATTTTTCTTGATTATTCTTACGCCAGATAAGTTGAAAATCTGCAGGTGTCCTTATATTATGGAGAACTTCAGCGACATCACTTTCAGCAACAACAACGTCACCATCGTCAGAACCTAATGCTAGAAATGCTATATGTTTTTTGCTCTTAATATGACGGCAAAGGTTGTATGTTAAAAAAGTAGAACCACAACCACATTGAGATGTTGCTCTATTAGTATCACGATATTTTTTTTGATAAGATATACGATATTCTTGGTTAATATTATATAGTCTTATTTGATTTTCTGCAGTGGTCATTACTCTTGTATGTGTCATTATATGTTGTCCACATAGTGTATCAGAATATAATCTTTGGTAATAACCCTCTTTTACGTGTAATTCCTTCTTATTATCACAGTTATAAATTTCCAATATAGAAAATGTGATGTTTTCCCATCCTATCTCTCTGATACGTCTATATATATTTTTATTATATCCTCGATCGTTATTATTATGAGTAGTAGATTTATGTTGACATTTGCGGCTTTTTAAGTTGATAGTAGATCCCACGTATATTATCGTGATGGGTAAAACGGTTGTTTGTATTGCATAGACGATTGATGAGTTATATGGGTTTGGCATTTTATATTAATACACACGACATTATCTAACATTTTTGAACGCGTTACCTAAAATAAATGAACGCATCACAACTTAACAATACGTGTATAAAATAGGATATGAGTCTTCATTAAATCATGACGCATATGGCCACGATAGTATCTTTTAACGGAAAATATGTCGATCTCGAAAAAATCTGCAATAGCATTGAGATTCAGGAAGTCACGATAATCATAGTCGAACCCAGTAAAAGGATTCATAACATATATTCTGTATTTATATTTGGAAGGCATGTTATACTAATATCACTAGAAAAACTATTTTTTCTTAAATAAAACACGAACCCTTCGTTTATGTTTAGCCTGTAATATATGAATATCAGTAAAACGTAATACATGTAACATCATTTCATCCATAGATAAATTATTTTCGTAGTAGTCCTTAACATCAGATCGTTTTATACCAAATCCCTTGGCCATATGGCTATATGACTTATAATCGCGATAATCAATAACATCACCATTCAAAGGATTAGTAAAATATATACGGTATCTCATTGATTCGGAAGTCATTATATATAATGCTACCTATATTACTTATCATAAAAGCTGAACATCTTCTTTAATATCTTGATTTTGGTGGCTGGTCTTCTTATATCGCTTTTCTTTTTAATACCCTCATCGATTGATGCTATATCATCGGCCACACAGGAGAAGACATCGTGTAGTTTCTTCAACTCATCAAATTCATCAGAATCAAAGGACAACTGTGTCGACTCAAATAACGCATCGGCATCATCATAATTTACGATCTCATCTAATTCATTTTTTTCAATAAACAGTTCTACATGTTTTAACAGATCCATATTATCGTGATATATTTTAGGTATTATTGGTATTTTTTTGCGTGGTGTTTTTTTAGGTATTGTCTTCTTTACTGGTGTTTTCTTTGGAGTTATTTTTTTAGAATAGGTCGTATCCTTAGATGGAACATATCTACGTGTTTTTAAAGACACAGGCTCTTCAAATTCTTCTGGTTCGCTCTCCACCGGGTCGCTCACAGAGGGGCTTGGTTCCTCCACTGATTCTACTACTTCTTGTTCTTTTGGCTCTTTGGGAGCATCAACGACAAGCACAGCATCCGGAGCATCTGGCTCCTCTTCTACAACATTATGCTTATAATCCTTAAGGTAATCTAATAATTCTTCATCAATTTGGATACTATCACCCAATTTTAACATCATATATATTATAATAATTAGAAAAATATTATAATAATTAGAAAATATGCTTGTTTATGCGCTATTAATAACACACCAAGAAATGGTTTCTCCACCAGCAGCTGCTGAGGAATCGACGGTGAAACTAACACCATCAGAGACAGCGCCAACATGTAAAGAGGCAGCGCCTAAAGGATTGTCTTTATAAGACAGTAATATCGCAGAGGCACTATCTACAATTGTGCATGGAACTACAACCTGTTGTGCTATTAAAGCAATCAAACCGGCTTGTTGAGATGACAATTTTACTTGTCCATCTACTGTACAAGATTCACATCTTATATTCAAATATGGTTTCTTTTGGTCTCGAATTAAATCGTTAAGGCTCATTTTTAAATTATCTATATAGTAATAACATATTTTATTTTATTTAAGGTCTGACTACACATCGACAATACTGAGTTGTATTATCCTCGGATGTGACCATAACGGCTATAGCAGCATTATTACCAACTTTCACAGCATTAGCACCCGCACCTGTATTGGGATGGGTTTCAGGTGTATATAAATCTGACATATCAACGAGAAGAACGGCATCATCAGCAGATGATAGAGTAACATTAGCGGCAGCAGGCATCTCTAATTTGGATTGTCGATCTATGATGATATTACTCAAATCTGATGTTAAAGCCAAAGATGTACCAGGGGCACCTATAAGTAGTGTTGATTGTGAAAGAATATCGAGACAAACACCATTTGTTCCTGCGCAAACAATTGCAACAGTTGTGGTGTCAGTTATGGCTATATGACTGGCATTAAATGCTTCAATACCAAGTCCATCATTATCAGGATTTGTGATAAGTAACTGACCACTGAAATCACCCGTCGATTGTTCAAAAGAAAATATAGAATCAGCAGTAGATACACCGACCGAAGCATCAATATTATTTGCTATCACTGTGGAATTAATAAATTTAAAACCGGCACCATTGGCACTAATTTGAGCATTATTTAGCTCGACTTGAGCTCCACTTTTAATTGTCCCAAGAGCGGATGTGGGATTATCGAAAGTCATATTTAATAACTTCGCACATATACACTCGTTAATGTCTATTTTTGAATCCGAGATAACACAATTATTCATCTCAATTTTATCACTAACTAGAACATCGCACTCAATAAAAGAATTTGTGAACGATGAAACACCGGGCAAGAAAGTATCCATGATTGTACCACCTGCAGATGGTGTAAAACTTGTTGCGGTGAAGCCAAAATCACCTCGAAATAATCCTCCGAAGTTGTTGCTTACTATAACTCTAGAAGAACCAACAAAAATTGTACCACCTGTTTTATTTTTGATTATGAAATTTCCCGATTGAGTGATACGTAAATCTTTGAATTCAACCGAAATTAGACTTCTAAGATCACAGGCTGTATTTATATTTAATGAAGTACTTCCTGTATTGAATATAGAGAAATCTTGACCTATTAATGTACCTGTTCCACAAATTGTAATATCAATAGCAGTATTATCAATAATACTCCATCTAGTACCACTTCTATCTATAACACCACCCACGTACAAACTGGGGGTTAATCCGACGAAGCCACCAAGTACGGTGGTATTGCTATATGGTGGTGTTGGTACTGACGTACCAGCAAAGTTAACTACCTCAATAACATCTGCTCTTGTGGATGTTAATCTTACAACAGAATAATTGTATCCTAATTCGGTAAAATCAAGAGTTGAAGTGGTATCAAGGTTAACAGCACCTTCTATAAATAATTCAAGAGCCACCCAAGAATGTTTATTCGCTTGATTATAGAAGCCTTCCCATGTTTGAACAGGTGTTGATATTGTGAGACCATCATTGTCATCGCTGCCTGTAGCCACGTTAATATACATATCCAGTGTACCCACCTGTTTTTCTCCATTAATATCTATAGGAATCGTTGTTTCAATAGAGTGAACTCGTAATTTAGTCCACACGGCTGCCGGTTTATCATGATCTAATATTTGATTAAGTGACATATTTTATATTATAACATAATAAAAAAAAAGTTGTACATTAGGAGTTAATTAATAGATGAAGGTCCGCTACTGTTATATCATTTGTTGCTGATGTGTTACGAACAGCCATTGTAAACTCATCATTAGTATTTAAAACAAATGTAGCAAAGGTTGCTATATTTTCTGATCTTCCAGCCCCAGATGCTGTTGATGTTGATTCAGTATTGGGTAATGGTACACCATTTTTACATATAACTAATTTTAATACATTATTATTACCTGATATCATAGAAGCTGTTGCCATTGCATGTGCCGTTATCTCTATACCCCCATTATATGTTAACTTATTACCAGTACGTGTAAATCTTTGATTAAATCCAGTATCGGTACTGGTTCCAAGAAATTCATAATATACCGCAGTATCTGCTATAACTGTGGGTGTTGCATTACCACTCATTACAATTTCACCTAATTCAGTTGTATTTATTATGCCATTACAATTAGTATACAAAGCTCTTATATCATTATAACTAATTGTTAAAAACGTACCAAATCCAGCAAAGTTAACTGTATCTAAAATTAAGCTTTCAACAGGTATTATAGCACTATTATCAACGTTAATACTTGTACCACCTAAGTTAACAAATGCTGAATATTTAACACGAAATCTTCGCATACAATTAAATGTAGCAGGTAATATTAAAGAATCATCATTGGCTAAAGGAGTAAATATTGTATCTGTGAATGATATTGTACCAGTACTGTATGATATATTATCAAAGGTGAGTTTTCCACTTGTTAAGAAGCCTATTGTATTAAAAATACAATTAGCAAAATCTACTATTTTTCCTACTGTATGACAATTATAAAAATTCACAAATTGCCAATCAATTGTTCCATTACCATCGAATGATACCAAGTCTAATGCAGTTCCACCTTGACAATCTAAGAACATATTATTCATACTAATTGTATATATACCTGTTAATAATGCTACATTCGGATCTAATCCAGTTGATTTTAACCCAGATACTTCTAAACTATTACCACAGAAACATGAAGCCTTTCCTAATTGTATTCGTGCACCTTTTAAGTCTATAATAGAACATAAATAATACGCTGTATAATCTGGTAAATATATCACGTCACCTATTCTTATAGAATCGAAATCTTCTACTCTAGTTACGAAATGTGTTGTTCCCATATCAAGGTGATTAGTTTTTGAGGTATTTGATCTTATTTTAACCCACGGAGCCGATGGTACTCCTTTATCTAATATTTGATTTAATGACATGTTTGTTATATTATAACATATTATTAATTTTTTTACCATGAGTATTCACTTATTCCATAAGTTCATCGTTGGAATTCTCCCCATGTACCATGTGTACATTTCGCAAGATTTGCAAAATCTGAAGTAGAATACATATGGTGGATTCGACCCCATTTGGTGTCTCATGGAGAGACCTTATTATCCAATACATTGTACCATAACTACCTCAGTATTAACAGGCTTTATAGCATTTGATATAAGTCCTCCACCATCAGGATTAGTATGTGTGATCTCAAAATTTGTTGAACTTAAATTAATTAAAACTATACCACGTATACGAAAAGTACGAATAGTGGTTGTATCAGACGGCATAGTAATTATATGTTCATTCGTGGAATCTTGTGCGCATCTGCATGATACTCTGGCCCCATATAGTGAGGCTGATCCACATACCGCCTCTAGTTGAACATTATAGTAGTAGTATTGTGCTCCTATAGTAGTCGTGTGTGAGTAAAACGGTTTTGCAAAGGCACCCACATTATATATAACAGTTCCGTTATTCTGAACATATCTTTTGATACTTGAGGGATTATGCTCCCATGGCATATTTTGTACACCATTTATGTAACCTTTTAATGTGTTATCCCTATAAATAGCGGTGGAGCCATATGTATTTGGTAATGCTGGTGGTGTTACTAATGTATCTGGTTCCCATTCAGCATTTCCGGCGTTATAGACTAAAGCCTCAGTTGCTATCGGTGTTGCAGCATTAAGATTTTCACCTTGTATTTGACTACAATTTACCGGACCCGTTATCCAAGCAGCCCCATCCCATGATAATCCTTGGTCATTTGTCGGTGCACCTGTTACACTTCTTCCTTGTATAGAGGTAGCATCAATATTTACAGTTGGTGCTACTAATGTGTCTATAGTCGCGATATCTACATTAACAGTATCACAATTTATACTATTTACATCGAGATTCGTCCATGATCTTTTTGTTAATAATTGGTTTAATGACATCTTTTTATAATAACAACATTGATTTTAATAATTCTTATCTAGAGGACACGATAAACCGATATATTAATATAATTAAAAATAACACCATTTACAGTTGTCCCACCTGCAGCTGGGAAGGATGTCCTTAATTCATATAAAGAGGATACTGAACTAAAATCACATACTACAGTAGCTTCAAATGAAGTCTCCACTGCTACACCAATTCCTAGTAAATTAATCTCAGACCATGCGTTACTGGTTGATGATGTGTGGAATACCCTTATTAATTGATTGGCAAGAGCAGCATCGTTTGCTGTTGCTTGTATTACTGCACTCACGAAGAAATATCCATTTCCCCCTGATACCGCCTTATCTAATATAATTGATGCTGTATTTAATCGAGTCCAATTAGCATTCAATAACTCCTTATCTGGCACAGCGTCAGTTTCAATCACGATCTGTGACGTATCCATATCAGTTGCTGATGCATTTGTTAAGTACCGATAATGTGCAACATATCCTACTGGAGCACCAGGCACTGCTCCGGGCGCCCATTCTCCACCAGCGCCACTCACTCCTGTATATAATAACACCTGAGAATTAGAGGGTGTCGCAGCGTTAATTGGTTCATCTACTAATTCCGCTGCATTGGCTAACGCTGGTATCCACTCAGCACCACCGGCATCATATTTATATATGTGACCAGCTGTTGGAGCCGCTGCCGATACATCTACTCCTTGTATCTTTGTTGCATTTCCACCAGTTATTGGATTGGTTACATTAACGGTTGTTGCTGTCAATGTATCACACGTTACAGTATCAGCTGTTACACTCTTCACATCTAAGTCTGTCCATGGTTGTCTGTTTAATAATTCGTTTAATGACATTCTTTTTTATAATACTATCCCATAAAATAAATATTGGCAATATTCATAAAATATTACACACACATAAAGGTTTACTTCTCTTCCTCTTGAAGAAATTAATTATATCCCAATGTAAGTCCTCATCGACACGCATCATATTTTTTCCGATCATTCGTGATGTTTTGCTACTAAAAAAGAAGCATTGATGTTCATAAGAATAGTAATCTTGATTTGGGTTTGTCGGTAAACATTCTTTCTTCCAGTACTCCACATTTAGTATAAATTTCGGTCTTCCTGATACCATATCCATATCTATTCCTAAAGCGTCATCCTCTCCTGTAAAGAACACACGAGGCAATGCTAACGGTTCTAAGATATCGTATTTTGGAAAGTCTAATGATGATGTCATGTCCTGTTGTATTCTATAAATATTTAAAAATATTTTATTTTTTAAGTATTTGTATTTTGTATTTTTTCTCGTTATTCTGTTCATCTTATTACATACGATTTCTCAATGATCGTCTTGAAGTTGTACGTCCTCCTGCAACTAACCCACCGGCTTTCAAACCTCGTCCTTCGATGATATCCATAACTTCTCCCTCCGAATATCCGGCTGCAAGTAAAAGTGGTGCGAATTTCTCCAACATACCTATTGCTTGTGGAATGTGTTTCTTTCCGATCGCGATTGCTTTTTCGGCCATTGGGATTCCTGTTTCTTGTGCCCAATGTGCGGCTTTTTTAGCTCCTCGTGCTGCTTTCTTAGCCATCTTCTTCAAAGAAGACCAGAATGATCCTCCTGTCATATCATGAGCTTCTTGTAATGTTACACGTTCTAACTCTGATAATGATTTGGCTCCTTGTATATTTTTTGGTAATACTGATCCTACATTTAAGAAGGATTGTGTGTCTTCAAGGGTAAAAACACCTTCTGAGATTATTACTGTCCATAATTGATAGGTGATCTGTTCCTCACTCAAATTGGTGTAATCAATATCGATTTGGAATTGGTATTGTCCGTAACTTCCTGTTGCCTCGTCTTCATCTAAAGAGATGTCCTTTCCAAAGTCAATTACACACACTGATCCTACTTGGCCGAAATTGTGCCATTCTGGGTATGATAAACGTAATCCATTACGACGACTCATTGAAAATAAATCTTGTGTTTTGGCACTTCCCAACAACGCGTTCTTGTTCTGGAAGTTCAAGTTCACTCGGTCAATTCGTGCATAAGTATCTGATGTAAGGTATGTTTGATCTGATTTACGTCTTTTCAAGAACACAATTGCACGTTTTGGTACACTTGATAATTGTACATTGTTACCAGATATGGTTGTACTGGCTCCTGCTGCCACTGGTCCTCCGGTTGTTGGATATCGGTTAATCTCGTAGTAAGGGTAATGATTGAAACGTGGGATCACTGTACTTAAATTTGGTGTAAGAAAACACAATCTAATCTCTGGTGGTGCTACATTTCCTTGTGAAAGTGACACGGTTGGTGCTTGTGTTAACACTGGATTGTTTACAGCATCATGACACAGCATACGACTCAAATTGCCGAGGTTGAAGGTTATATCTATGTTGGTCAAGCCTATAAACGCTTTCTCTTCTTGCCACAATCGTTTAAACAAAAGTGGACTCAATAAGATAGGTTCTGACCATCTGGCAATACCTACTGCACTGAATTGTGTATTTACTGATAATTGGATCTGGAATGCTCCTCGTGGTGCTTGGGCACTATTCTCTCCAATCATAGCCAATGGATTCTTTGCGGTACCAAATTTGGTAAAATCTGAGTAGGATTGGTATGAATCGTGCATGGTTGGTGCAGTCATTGAATCACTCCAATCTTTATCAGTGCCGATACGGGATAGCGCCTCTACGTAATCGCTAAGATTTTGACTTACTGTCGATTGATTGAATGTAAAAGATAATGATTCTGTTACAGATTGAAGAGGTAAGAACCGTAAGGCGTCTGTCTCACCTCCCAAGAATTCTGATCCATTATGGGTATATGAAGGCATAAGGAAATTTCCTATTCCTGCGTCTCCAGTCCATGTTATTTGGGCCTCCATGGTCAAATACATGCGCTTATCAACGGCAATATTCTTATTTGGAGGTATTACTGAAAATTGTACGGAACTATCGTCATAATTTGTACTGATGTTTTGGTGATAACGGACGTAAGAGGCCGGTTTCTCTATCACGTACACCTCGCTTTGGTCAAGATTCACACGTTCATCGATTAATAATCTGGCTTCTACGCCATCTACGGTATTGTATGTATTCATTATGTATATAGTTAATATATATAAAAAAATTTTGTGTTATTCAACTTATTACATAAGTTCATCGTTGTAATTCTATCCCAAACATTTGGGATCTCATGGAGATGCCATATTATTTCTTCCTGAATAGGAATTTGATATTGATTGAATCGCCTGGCAACATTCTTACTGGTGTTAGTTTTCCGGCTTGATCTTGTACGTGCACCTTAAATCCTAATTGTGTTAGTGGCAGGTCTGTTAATAAATCTATCCATCTATATTCCGCTGTTGGTATATATGTTATTCTATCATAATTTATAGTATCGAAGCTGTAGTCAAAATCGGTTACTATTGGTATATTATTTGGATTTCCGTCTGATGTTGATGTAGATAAAGATTCATGTCTAATGTTCATGATATTACTGGTAATAACTATTTTATAAAATGTAAACATCGTACCTGTAGTTTCTACCCCTTGTGTGGTTTTTATCAAATATTGTCCTGGAAACACTGGTACAGCCGGTTCTGGTAATATTGTGGGGTCTATTATAATATTTGTTTTTAAATTTTTTATGAGGAATCTAATTTGTTTTCCATCTGGTTGTGGTGCCCAATCAGTAAATTGTACATCAAATGAAGGGAATATATTATCAAATAACGTAAAATTAGTCCATACTTCTATTCTTTGTGCATTCGTATCCTGATACTCAAATGGTGTATATAATGATATTAATTTTGTTTCAGGTTCATATGCAAAATATGGTGCAACTGTTGGTGATCCTCCTGGTAATGCCCCTAATGCTGTAAAGGCCGTTGATAATGCTGTATTTATCATTTCCATCAGTTGATCTATATACCATATTCCTTCGATTGGTAATGTAGATGGTGTCAACGATCTATTAACTGCAATTAATAATTGCTCAGATACCGCTCCTGTATTAGGGTGAAATAGTGTGACTGACATGTTGTTTTGGTACACAAAGATGGGGAAATTTGAGGATGGCATGTCAAATCTCACTACACTCATTTTGTAATCATTCTGTTTTAATAGAAGGGGTTGTGTTTGTGTTTCAGCAAATTCTCCAAACTTTATAGATTGTGTGTCATTTTCTATCGTTATATTAACGTAAATATCTTCATCGGCGAGATTTGGGTGATTTGACATCTTATATATATTAAGTTCATAAAATTATTATGGGAAACTGTTCTTATCGTTGTATTTCAGTTAAGTATACACTTACTTCATCCTTACTCATACCGAATCTATGTGATAACCAGTTGATTAGTTTGTTATACATTTCCGGCTCTACATTAGCCAACATAAATATAGCAGCATGACGTCCACATGTATTTACTCCTATCTTTTTCTCTTGATGTTGATATGGATTGTAATGTATTTTCTCGTACTTTGAATCGTGTAATAATCTTGTTAGATTTCTCTTTATATTCTTGTATGATTTTGGTATGTTTTTTATTTGATCATCAGGATATTCACCATAACTATCATAAAAAGATATATTATGATCATCTAGTCTCTTTAAACAACACCAATGTCCTGATATTGTATTACCAATTTGACTATCATCATATAATAACAATCCGTTTCCTCTTGGACTTAATAAATTCTCTATATCTGTTACACATGAAAGTTTTGATATTATCGTTGTTGGCATTAGTGGATCGTTCACCAATTTCATTACATCTTGTAGTGATAATAATTTTTCCATTACCTTCTTTTCTGTTATAGTATATATATTATGTTATTTTATTTATCAAATTTATACCGTATAAGCACAATCCTTGGCCAGTACATACATTGGGTAATTTTTATGAAAACATATCCACCGGCTTGGTGTGCTATTTATCTTTTGTACTTGCTTATTTGACAGACCACAATAGCGCTTCATGAAATTATTGCTCTGATATGTTAGACCCCCACCTGGGAAGAACACTAGAAACTGCGATTCTATTAATGGTACTCTTGTTTCTTTATGATTTGTTATCATATGTGATGTTATTGCTGTTGATATCTTCTTTGATCTTCCTAATGTTAATAATCTGTCCCTTAATTCCATAACACCTTTCTTTACATCATCATCTGCTATTGCACATATATCATCAAACATTACCAAACTTTTCTCTAACTCATCTAGATCTATTTTCGTGTCAGGATCCACAAAGTTTTCATCATCGAGTCTTATTCTTATTGGATTTAATTGATTTAACACCTCGTCATCCTCTTTAGGTGATATTAACACCAAATTATTATTTGGATACTTTCTTTTATATTCTTTTGCATATGAAGCCAAATATGTTGACTTTCCCGCTCCACTTGGTGCACATATAAATAATGTGTCTCTATCTTTATATGATGGTACTTGTTGTATGGATCCATCCTCTACTATTAACTCGTTAAAATCACCTTTATCTTTTTCTGTATTTATTTTAACCACCTTTCCATTATTTTTTCCTCCTTTGATCTTAAATGCATTTCTTTCGCCAATATTCAGGTTAAACATCTTTATAATTAACCTTAATATATTAATTTTTTGTTATTCATAATTTACATACTTATAGTAATCTGTCGTTGATTTCTTTAAAAATTCATGATATTGCATATCTTTATATTTATCCCATGTTCTTGCTTCCTTCACAAAATCACGGTATAACTTATTGTTATCTTTTTTATTTGGGTACTTTTTCTTGTTAATTTTCTCTTTCTTTTCACGTTTTGGTATGTTTGCTATTCTTTTCTGTAATATACTCATACTTTATATATTATCATTTATATAATTTTTTCCTATACATCTATGTCAAATCCATGATAATTACGAATATCCAGTATTTTCTCGTTATAATAGTCCAATTTTCTTAATATTTCTAACATTTGCAGCAAGTACTCTGTTTTCTTTTCTATGTGTGCTATTGACTTCTTTAACGTTATATCCTCATCATCTTCCACCTTATCATCTTTGTCCATTTTCTCTTGTAAATCAGCCAATAGTTGTGTAAACATATGAATCTCTTCAGCTATGTTTTCGAATGATTCTTTTAAATCTGGTTCGGTCCCCACAGATGGGCTTGGTTCACTTGTTTCCTCCTCCTTTATTTCCTCATCCTCCATTATTGATTGTTTTAAGTATGCTTTAGACATTATATATTATTGTTTTACATATTTTTTTTTTGTAAATTACATATATAAACAATGATATTAATTAGAGGCACTGATTCTAAAACTGGCAAAGGATATTATTCATGGGGTAAATTAGGTAAACGATATCATTATACAATTGGTAATGACCCATCTCGTAAACGGGCTAAAACAATGGCTAAAAAATGCGCAAAATGTACTAGAGGCGGTAAATCTACTGGTGGTTCCACTGGTGGTTCTTCTCGTGCTCGAACTGGTGGTTGTGGTACTGGTTGTAGATGTATTGGAGGTCCATGTAAATGTCGAGGCGGTAAAACAACTGGTGGTAAAACAACTGGTGGACGTAAACGATTTGTTAAATCAAAGGGTTTTAATCTTAAGCTTTATTAATTTTTATTTTATGTATAACATATATAACATATATAATGGATACATCTACTACTAGTAATTATCAAAAAGTGGCTGAAGAGCTAAAAGTCCTTTTCAAGGATAACCCCGAGTTAAGAGACAGTATCATTACTACACCAGAAATTGATGACGGTCCTAAATTCTATTGCATTGTAAAAACAGAATTAACTAATGATAACAAACAATTCGTATTACACGTTACTCAAGACTATACTGATTGCGTCTTGAAATTTCACGAAACCTATAAGGAATTCGTATCAAACGAAGATTACATCATACGAGAAGTTAACGCTTTAGATGTTATGATTTATGAACGTGTTGCAGGTTGGATATGGGATGATAAGACTCCTTTTTGTACATATCGAGTGATATCTCACAACTTGTGAAGAAATTA